CTTCAATTGGTCCGGCTGCTCGCATTGCTTGTGCTGTTTCTTGAGCCTGGGTTACAGATTCGGCGTTACGAGTAAAAGGTACTTGGGTTGTTGCAGCTTGTTGCAAGGCTTCGTTTGATGTGATGCTACCTTGCTGGAACGGTACAAATAATTCAGGGCCACGCTCACCCACGATGTATGGCTGATTTGCGTTGACTGGGCCGCCATTCGCTTTGCCGAAAATTCCAGAAGCGCCAGCCAAGAACCCAGAGACTCCAGACCCTGCATCAGAGCCTAGATTGCCAAAGCCCGTGAGGTTGAAAGCGCTTGCTTGGGTGCCGACAGCTGGGGATTGCCCCAAGGCAAATGCACGGGCGATTCCGATTGCGATGTACTGAGCAATCATTTGTTGAGCCGTATTTATGAGAATTTCAGCCAAATTCCTAAGGAAGTCGGCAAATACCTCCTCAGCACTTCTGGTTCCGGTCACCATGTCCATGAAACCCGTAGTGACAAGCTTGCTGGTAAGTTGAGCGACTTGACCGATTTCTTGGTACTTCTCTAGGACACGCGCCAGGGCAACTTCTTGCTTGACGATCGCATTAAGCTCTGCGCCAGCTTCAAAGGAAGGTCCAGCTATGCCTTTAAGGATTCCTGCTGCATCCTTGGGTACAAACGCACCACGTGGATCGCCCGAAACTTGGAATCCTGCTGCTGCGCTGAGACTTGCGATAGCGCCGTAGATGGATAGCTGCTGTTCTAACTGTCCTGTCCTTAAATTTTCTAGCTCGTAAGTATTTACCAGGGTTTGGTACTGGTTTAAGTACGCTTGGTACAAACTGTCGGCTTCTTGTTTTGACTGAGCATTAGCCGCGCTTTCTTTGTATTTAACGGCAAGTATTTGTAACTCTAATGTCCCTTCTTGCTCTAGCTGCTTTCGTCTTTGTTTTACGGCGGCTAATTCTCCGTCTCTTTCCTTTGTTAAAGCAACACTAGAGGCAAATAAAGCCTTCAAAGACTTTGCCTGGCTTATAAAAGCGACGTTTCTGGCACGAGCTATACGCTTGGCATTATCTAGGGCTTTTTTATCCGCTTGTTCTTGCGCATTATTGATTTGGTCTAGGGTATTTCTATAATCTTGTAAAAGTTTTTGGCGAGCTGTTGACCGTTGGTTCATGCTCTCTTGTACAAGCAGAGATCTTATTTCTTGTGATAGGCCCTCTTGTTTATAACGTAAATAGATTTCTTCGTTTCTTATTTTATACTCTTGGGCGATAATTTGTTGTTGAGCGACGAGCCAAGCGTCGAGATCCGTCTTCTTGTTGATCTTCGATAGTGCAAGTTTTCTATCACTTAACTCAACCTGCATACGCAAGCTGTTTTCTAATTCTTTGTTAACCTTTGCCCTTTTAGCAGCAGCAGCCTCAAGTTCGGGGCTCAGTGCAACATCGCTACCTGCATTACGACCTGCTATTTCTCCGCTCTGTTTTAAGGCAGCTCCGCCAGCAACTAATCCAAGCGTAAGAGGGTTTACTGCATAGCTAGCTGCAACAAGTTCTTTGAAAAACGGTATGGAATTAAACTGATTAACCACTCGCAGCAAACCTACAAGTACTGGTAGCAGCTCGCGTGTAATAGCCGCAGATAGTTCCCGATACTTATCGTTTAATTTTTCGGACTCTTGTTGGTAGGCGTTGAGCTGCCCAACAGCATTAGGCCCTAAAGTATCACTTATCTGCTTGAAGACGAGGCTTTGTGCTTCGTATGCTTCGCCTGCCTCAAGGAGAGACTTAACCTGAAGCTTGATGGAATCATCAACTTTGAACCCGGCTTCTTCGAAAGCTTCAAGGGCTTTTGTTGGATCCCCTAGCGAATCCGCAACTTTACCGATATTTCCAATAAATGTATCTACGGCAGTACCAAGTGCCGTACCAACCAAGGAGAGGCCGAAACCAAACTGGCCGCCTGCTAAACCGCCAAGCGCACCACCTGCGCCGCCGCCCACTGCAGCGCCTGCACCTTGGCCGAATAGAAGTGGAAACGCACTACCAATAATCGCGTTGCTAAGGGCTTCTTTTCTGCGCCTTGTACGGGCTTTTAAAAATTCAGGGCTACCTTCAATGTCTTCTCTACCTTTGATAGGGCTGAATGCCGCGTCTCCTCTAAAACGAGCGCCTTGTTTTTGTATAGCTAACTGACGCTCAAACTCGGCTGTAATTGCTGCTATAGCGGGTTGCAGTTTATTTGCAAGGGCCAATTGCAGATTTAGTTCAGTTCGTACACCTGACGTTGTTCGCTGCAGCCTTTGAGTTATTGCAAGTCTTTCTGTGGCTCGCGATGCTGCCAAAGCCTGTGCTTGTTGTTCGGCTAAATTTGGGGCGCCAGGGCGCAATAAATTAGATCGTCGTTTACCCTTAATGCCTAGATCCAGTTGACGTTTTTCCTCTTGCGTTTGCTTTTCAAGAAAACGAACACCCCTAGCGCGTTGACCGTTTAATGCAGTCTCAATACGCAGTTGACTTTCGTTTAAGCGGACTGAATCATCTAAAATTTTTAAACCGCGCTCACTAAAAGCTGGTAGAAGTCGTTGTTGGGCAGGTTGACCTGCTCTAAACTTTGCTGCGTCTACAGTCCTTTGTAGTTCTTGCGTTAGCTGCGCTTGAAGATCTAAACGAGTATTCGTTCTTTTTATACTTTCTTCTTCTAATTTTTCAAGAGCCTTTTTAACTACAATTTCTTCTTCGGCTATTTTAAGAGCAAGTTTTTCTTGCTCTTGGGCTTGCCTGGCTCTAAAATCAGCCGCGTTTCTTCTAGTCTGGATTGACTTACGACCTTTGGACGCTTCCAGTTCAGTGACCGTTATTCCTTGTGCTTGACGCTTTAGGTCGGCTTGGGCGCGTAGTTCATCAGTGAGTTTTTTCTCCGCTTGCACGATTGTGTTTGTTGCTTGACGCGCTTCTCTGGAGGCACTATTAAACGAATCACGCCGTTCTTCACCTACTTGAATCAGGTTTCTATATTGTTTTGCTGTACCCTGTGTTGCGTTTATTAGTCTTTGCAACTCAGATGTACCTTTAGCTGCATCCTCAGCTAAACCTCCTAGGGCCTTGCTGCTTACCTGTTCAATGTCGCCTAAGCTTTCACGTAACTGCCCTTCAAGTACGCCTGCAAGCGCCAATAACCCTGCAGTGGCAGCGCCTGCTGCCCCCTCCATTGTGTAGAACTTATTTACAAACTCCCGAAGACCTTCAGTGTTGTTTAAAAAGTTTTGTAAGTTGAATTGTAGTTTGTTGACCTCTTGGGCACTAGCACCTACGGTGTCTTTAAGTGCGGTAAACCCTGGGATAAAACGGGATAGGCCCCCTGTGTTTTTGTCTAATTCCTGTATAGACGCTGCAACTGTTCCAGTTGACTGCGCCAACTTGAACATTTCTGCATTTAATGCCTGCAGCCCTGCACCTGCTACCCCAGCTGTACTAACCCCTTCAAATATGCGTGCAAATACCTTTGCAGTGCTGTTTGCACGGTTTTTTATGTTGCTTAACTCTCTCTCAATTGCTCGAAAACCTTTAACATCTGGAATAAGGGCTTCCTTAAATTCTTTACCTGCGGAACCTATGCCGGATAAGCGGTCTATAGCGCTCTCTATCTTTTTTATTTGCGATAAAGCTTTATTGATGTTTACATCGAGATCAATGCGGGCGTTATATGAAGCCATCGACCCTGTGTAGACCTAACGTACTCAGTTTAACGACGCCGGCGGGCTTTCTCCATCTCCTTTTCTTGGTCCTCGTTGAGGATTTTGAAGTAGGCGCTCCAGCCGATGAGTTCTTCGGCGGTCATTGTGGTGCGGACTTCGGACAGACTCATGCCCAATTCTTTGGCAACGCCAAATTGGAGCATGAGCCAGTTGTCCTTGCGAAGTTCCGCGCTTAAGAGTTTGGGTCCATCTCCTCAGCGTCCTCGTCGTCGCTAAGGATGGCAAGCATCAAGGACTGGAGATCCTTGTCCTTAACTTCGTTTTTGAGGATGTCAATCTCGCCAGGGGCAAAAAGTTTTTTGCCGTTCTCGTCCAACGCCTTTGAGATTAGAAGTTGGAGGGCAAACGCACCAGCATCGTCTGATTTGGCTTGGCGTTGTGCGCGTTCACGCTCAGCCATCGTCAGTGGGCTGATGTACATCTCGAATTCGGTGCCGTCCGATAATTTGACAACCTTTTTGGTTGGAGCGAGATTTGCTGCTTTGCGGA